GACGAGCTCAAGCCATCGCCGCTGCCCGGTGTGGGTGCCTTCGGGCGTTCACTTGGGTATGTGGAATGACATCATGTCTGACATCACGCAGCGTCGTGACCTCTCCTCGCACCCGTATCAGGTTTACCTGATGGGTACCTTTGGTGCTACCCGCACCGAAGAGAAGAAGGTCGTTGACATCCTCTGCGCGGAATAAGGGAGTAAACGAAAATGGCAGTTGTAGCAGTTAAGTCAACCCTTATCACCAACGCAGACGCCCTTCCGGCTGTGCTCAATAGCCCCCGTGTAGACGGTGGTTTTGAGCGCATCGAGGTGGCGACCGCTGCGATCACCTCTGGCGACAACACGGGTTCGACGTACCGTATGTTCCGCGTTCCCTCGAATGCGGTGATGACGGATCTTCGAATCTATTCGCCGGACATCGGCACCACGACGATCTCCGACATTGGCCTGTATCGCACAGCCAAGGACGGCGGCGCTGTGGTCGATGCTGACTTCTTTGCCTCGGCTCTGTCTCTCAAGGACGGCGCGATTAACGGCACGGATGTTCTGCACGAGTCGGCTGTGTTCTCGATCGCGAACAGCGGCAAAGAGCTGTGGGACGCCCTCGGCCTCACCTCTGACCCGTCGGTGTTCTACGATGTGGCTTTCACGCTCACCGCAGACGCTGATGCGACTGCGACCGTGAAGCTCATCGGTCGTTACGCGGCGTAAGAAACAAGGGCGGGTCGGGTAACCGGCTCGCCCTTTTCTCCTAGGAGAGAATCATGGCAGATCGTTTTTACGGTATTGATCGTGGCGAGCAAGGCGTTCGTAACGTGACGGAAGGCTCGTCATCGACGGCGACCACGGACGTTGAAGTGCGCGTAGACCTGATCGGAATGAGCAAGCTTGAGGTTTTGCTTGCTCTTGACACGATCAAGGAAGCAATCCTTCAAGATACTTGGCCGCCGGCTTAACGGTCTCGGGGTCTCCCGATGGCCGCTAGTAACGTAGCAATCGCAAACCTCGCGCTGACGAAGCTCGGGGATTTGCGCATTTTGAATCTCACGGACAACACTAAGCCTGCCCGTGAGGTGAATGCCGTGTTCGACATGACACGGGATTATCTCCAGCGCCGCTTCTCGTGGCGCTTTTGCATTAAGCGAGCGAATCTTGCCGCAGATACCAGCACTCCACTTTGGGACTGGTCGTATCAGTATCAGATTCCGACCGACTGTATGCGCATCTTGCAAGTCGGCCAATGGTATCCATCGCCGGATTTATCAGACCTGATATCGACTGGTGGGCAAGAGTATGTGCTCGAGGGTAAGTACATCCTGTCAAATCAGGCTGGCCCCTTGAAGCTGCGTTATCTGTCTCGGGTAACTGACCCGGTGCAGTTTGATGCGGCGTTCGATATGGCTTTCTCCGCATACCTTGCGTACATTCTTGCCGAGCCTTTGACGGCCAGCGCGGAGCAAAAGCAGATGGCTTATAACGATTATCGTAATGCGATAAAGGATGCCGTCATCGCTAACGCAATCGAAAACCCACCGGAGTCTCTCGCAGACCAGACTTGGATCTTGGCGAGGCTGTAACGCATGGCAAAGGTTTCGCCTGCGATCTCGAATTTCAACGGCGGCGAGGTCGGCCCACTCCTATCTGGCCGCGTTGATTTTGAGAAATACTCGAGCTCCTGCTACAAGATGGAGCGGTTCGTTCCGACCGTGCAGGGGCCGGCCAAGCGAATGCCGGGTACGCGGTTCGTTCTGCCGACCAAGTATCAGGACAAAGTTTCGTATCTCAAGCGATTTGAGTTCTCGTTCGATCAAGCCTATGTGATCGAGTTCGGCGACCAATACGTTCGCTTCTTCACCGATCGCGGTGTGGTACTCGGTGACACACTTGATATCACCAATATCACGAATGCAAACCCCGGGGTTTTGACCTACACGGGAACCGATCCGTCGAACGGAGACTGGTTCTACGTTGTCGGCGTTGAGGGCATGACCGAACTCAATGGCCGATATGTGCAAGTCTCGAACGTTAATGCTGGCGCGAATACCTTCGAACTCAAGGACTGGTTTGGCAATGCCATCGACACTACCAGCTTCGGCGCGTATGTATTTAATGGCGATTTGCAAAAGGTCTACGAGATTGCGAGCCCGTATGCGGAAGCCGATCTGACGAGCCCAGAAGGCGGCTGCGCCCTTTCTATCGTGCAGTCTGGTGATGTGCTCTATATCGGCTGCGAGGGCTATGCGCCGCGCACGTTGACTCGTAGCGGCAATACGAGCTGGGCGTTTGCGACCTATTCGCCGACTGATGGCCCGTTCCAAGTCGAACCGATTGCCTACAAGAACTTTACGCTCGGTGCGTCATCTGGCACCGGAGTTTCGCTTGTCTGCACGACGGACATATTTGAAAACGAACACGTTGGAATGTTGTTCCGGTTGGAGCCGGTCAACATCACGACACCGCCTTGGGAAACGAATAAGGCGGTCACAGCGACCAATTTACGCAAGTCCGATGGCAAGTACTACGAGGCCACGAACTCCGCTACAACGGGCTCTGTGCGCCCTATACACGAAGAAGGCACCGAGTCTGACGGCGCGGTGACTTGGGAGTATCTGCACCCCGGCTACGTCATCGTCAAGGTGACAGCGATTACGGATGCGCAGAATGCGACCGTTGACATTATCGGCCCGGGCATCGCTCCTGCCGAGATTGTTGCCGGTGACGATTGCCGTTATCGGATCGGCGCATGGGGCGAGGCGACAGGCGCTTCATTCCCGTACAAGGTTGCTTTCTGGCGCGATCGTTTGTGGTGGGCTGGCAACCAGCAGATTTATGCATCTGTGGCCGGCGATTATGCATCGATGTCGCCGGATACCCTTGGTGAGATTCTGGCTGACAATGCTATTTCGCTGACGCTCTCGGTCGGCACGGTGGACAAGATCCGTTGGATGACGGCATCAGATGTGCTGCTGGTCGGTACGGCAGGCTCCGAGGTCGCCGTGCAGGAAATCACGCCGAACCAAGTGCTCGGCCCTGAGAACGTTAAGTACGAAATCCAATCTGCTGAAGGCTCGCGAGAGCTGGAGCCGGTGCTGGTCGAGGATGCTGTGCTGTTCGTCCGCATCGGCGGTCGTCGCATTATGGAGTTGCGATTCGACATTCAGTCTGATTCTTGGGTGCCGCGCGACATGAACGTGCTGTATCCCGAAATCACGCAGACCGGCATCGTTGAGATGGCATACCAGAAAGAGCCGGACAACATCATCTGGACGGTGCTCTCTAACGGTCGATTACTCGGCATGACCTATGATCGAGAACAGAACGTCTACGGCTGGCACCGTCATCCGATTGCTGGGACTAACTCCAAAGTAAAATCTGTACAAGTTATTACGAGCCCTGATGCTGACGTAAATGACGTTTGGTTGATTGTTGAAAGGTCAGTCGCAACGCAAGCAGTTTTGAACTATCAACTGCTTGAAAGCGGATCTTTTTTGCTTTTGGAAAATGAATTTAAAGTTCTTTCTGAAACGTCTGTTATTTCTACAGTAAGCACTCGCAAATACGTTGAGTATTTTGCTGAAGGATTCGAGCAGAATGATGACATTGAAAGCGCCGTGTATCTTGATACATCGCTTGAGTTTGATGGGTCTATAGCAGAGACGTTACTCCCCGGTTCTGGAGCAACCGTTCGCGGTGCTACAAATGTCACCTTTACCGTGACATCTGCCTACGAACTAATAACAGAAGCAGATGATTTTCTGCTAACTGAGGCTAATGAATTCATCGCAATGAATGACGATGTTTTTGCTGCGGGAGACGTTGGTCGAGAAATTCGAGTTCGTTACTTTGATGAATCCATCGAGCAATGGCGCACTTCTCGGGCTTTAATTACGACTTACGTTAACGAAAACGAAGTTAGTTGCACAATTCTTGCCCCATTTGAGAGCGAGGATGAGATTCCAATTAACGGTTGGCGTTTGACCTCAACGGTAATCACCGGATTGTGGCATCTGGAAGGGCAGACTGTTTCTGCCTTGGCTGACGGCGCAGAAGTTGAGAATCTGGTTGTGACTAGCGGATCTGTCACGCTGCCGGTGGCTGCTGCTCGAGCGCAGATCGGGCTGCCGTATACGTCCACTCTTGCCACTCAAAGGATTGACGCGGGTGCCACGGATGGCACGGCGCAAGGCAAGACGAAGCGATTCCATCAGATCGTGATGCGCCTTTACGCAAGCCTTGGCGGCAAGGTCGGGCCGGATGCGTCATCGACCGATTACATCCTGTATCGATCGCTGTCAGACTACATGGATGAGACGCCGCCGATCTTGACTGGCGACACCGACAAATTCCCGTATCCGGGTGGATACGAAACCGATGGCCGAATCTGGGTGCTGGCTGACCAGCCGCTGCCGCTGACTGTGGTTGCGATGTACCCGCGATTGAGGACGGAGGACTAATGGAAGTCGTTTCGTTCAACGCTAAATATCTGCGAGCGATGGTGCTGCAAGATGCGCAACAAGTCATGGCTCCGCTCGTATTCGACGACGACTACTGCGAGCAGCTTGTGGCAGCCGGCCCCGCCTACACCGTACTGGCTGGCGAGAAGCCCGTCATGTGCGCAGGCGTGGCAGAGATGTGGGCGAACCGATACGCAGCATGGGCTTGGCTTGCAAAAGACGCAGGGCCGCACATGGTCGGCCTCACGCGAATTGTCGATGACTACTTAAACACTCGCCCGTATCGCCGGATTGAGGCGTATGTGGATGATCGTTTCCCGCAGGGGCATCGATGGGCAAAGATGCTGCGGTTTGAGTTCGAAGGCTTGATGCGTTCGTTTGGGACGAGCGGTCAAGATATGGCGATGTATTCGAGGATTCAGTAATGGCGCAGTTCATACCATTTATCGCTGCTGCCGCCTCTGCTGTCAGCACGATCGCTGAAACAGCGCAGGCTCGCAAAGTCGGCGAAGCGCAAGCTCGAGGAATAGAAGAGCAAGCTCGCGCTGCATCTCTGGAGGCTGGAGCCGCAGAGGAAGCGCAGCGCAGACAAGCGCGTGAGGCGTTTGCAGAAACTCGAGTTGCGGCAGGGCAATATGGCTTGACGGACTCGCCTACTTTTTCTGATGTTTATTCACAGGCTGCAACGGCTGCCGAGCTGGACGCGCTCAATATCCGATACGAAGGCGAAGGACGCCGACGCGGGTTGATGTTTGAGGCTGGGGCCACTCGAGCGGCCAAGCCGCTGTGGGGGCCGGCAATTCTTTCCGCTGGCACTAATGCCTTGACTGCGTATGCCGGCGCTGGCGGCAAGATGCCGGCTGGTGGAGGCGCACCTAAAACTGGCAAATCTACGATGGCGCTGAACTACCGCGGTGGATCTGCGCGAGGTAATGCGTAATGGCAAAGCTCGAGTTCTATCGACAGCAGACGACGCCGCGCGTCATTGCTCCCGATGTCGGAGGGCTCGGGCGCA